CGTTTCGGCCACGATGTCAGGCTCTTGCTTCATGAACCGAGCAGCTTCAACCAGCACCGCATTGACCAGCACGGACTCAAAGTTGTCGCCCAACCAAGACGTACCGGCAGTGACAATACTGACCGGGTAGTAGAAGTAGTGCAGTTCTGTTGACAGACTTGCACTGGGCGTTGGGCCAAGGATGAACGTCAACTCCGTCAAATTTGACGAGTCAGGGCCAAACAGCGCGTAGTACTTCGGAGTACCCGTCGTATTCGGGTTGGGGAACGCCGAGCGGATGAAGTTCACATCCTTGTTCAGCAGGTACTCGTAGTTTCCTGAAGCATCAATGACTGCAAGGCTGAAGACAGACAAGAAGTCTGTCGGCGCGGACAGGTATTGGTTGCCAGAGGTCAACGTGCCATTGACGTTCTTGCGGAGCGCCGGAAGCTGAACAGAGTTGTAGATCCTTTGCTCAGCAAGCTGAGTCATCGTGGCGAAGTCAGTCGAAGAGAACGTGTTCTCAACGTAGTCCTGAACAGCCGTCTGCAACTCGGTGTAGTTCATAGCGTACTTTTTTGTACGTTACGCCATCGGCCCGCGAGACATGAAGCCCCGCGTAGCAGCACCAGACCCACGCTGCTTGATGCCAGAAGTCTTGGCAGGCGGAGCAGGATGCTTGGAGATGTTGTTCACCACCATGCAGAGGTCCCGAGGGTTCTCGGCTTCCTGGGGGTATGCCTGCTTGGCAGGCGGCAGTTGCTTGATCTTGCCCATGATGTCAACCCGTCTTTTGGTTCATGGCGCGGGAAAGGTTCTTCCCGTACTTCATGCGGTCGTCCGTGGTCGGACCACCCTTTTTGAAGCTCGGCGTCTTGCCGTGGGCTTCGCTGGCTGGCTTCTTAGCGTGCGCTCGGAGAGCGGCCATTGCATCTTTCTTCATCATGGCTCCTTAAGCGGTGGATACCGCCACTGTACCAACATATCCCTGAGCCACCAAGGTGTTTGGCGTCAGGGGCGCATCAAAACCTCTCGAACCTCCAACGGGGTTCCAACCCCACTGGATCACGCGGCTACCCTCGCCAAACGAGCCCGTTGCCGTTACACCGGAAGAGTACCAAGTGTTCGTGTCTGGGCGTGGGTCGCGTATGGCCTGGGGGTCACTAACCGGGTACATCCCAAGCTGCAACTGCGGCTGATCTGGCGTCCAGCATTGAGGGCACGCTTTGATCGCAGTTTGCTTGGTTTTGACCGTCAGGTTTTTGAGCTTCTTTAGGGTAAAACGAAACCCACAAAGATCGCAGAACCCGAAGGCTTTAGCGCCGTTAGCAAAACGATTGCTCATGAGATGAACATCTGACGCGGCACGAACCGTACCGCAGCCTTCTCACGGTCTTCGGTGCTTGCCAGATCCCAGGCTTCATCGTACTGCGCCTTCAGCACCTGCATGCGCTCTATCGCGCCAGGAATCTTCATGGACAGGTAGTACGCCAGCCCAGCAACCAGAGCGTTGAGGAAGCGGAACGGGATGTCCTGTGTGTACGTGCCGCCAGCACCAGCGTCCTGTATGCGGCGCAAGCGCCAGTAGACGAACGTGTAAGTCTGCGAGTTGTCAGGCGTGGGCCAGACAGTGAACTGAGGAGCGTCGGCTTGGCGGTTGATGTAAACCTGAATCGGTCTTGCCTGCTGCAATTTGTTCGGGATGGACGAGTAGGTAGAAACACTGATGCGCGTGATAGTCAGGTCCGTCTGCGTCGATGCAGAGCCCGCGCCCGTGCGAATCACATGCTCAATCAGGTCCACCGTATCGGCAGGCAGCGTGTAGGTGGCAGTGCCGGGTGTCAGGACTTGGGAGCCCTGCTCGATGGTCCACATATTGATGCCACGGTTGGACCAGTCTGCAAACAGAAGGTTCAGGGAACGACGAGCCGTACGCAGATCGTAACCCGTGCGCAACTCAGCACCACAGCGCTCGAAGGCTTCCTCGACGTACTCGTTGAGGTCGAGATTAAATGCAGTGGTGCCGGATGTGGTCATGGCTTACTTCGCTGTCAGCGCGGAACGCTTGAAGGCTTTGGCAGTAGGAGCGCCGGAAGAACCCGGCTTGCGCATCTTCTCACCTGATCCAGCGGCAATCCGCTTACGCTTTGCATTGATGTTGGCGTAGAGGCCGACTTCTCCACCCTCGGCGTACTCAGTGAAGTCAGTGTTGTCCCTGCGGGCATGGCGCTTTCCGTCCTGAAGGAAATCAGTGTTGTCACGGCGCTTCTTCAGTTCGGGGCGAATAGCGCCCATGCCACGCGAGGGTCTCATACAAACTTGCCCCTGGTTTTGCCCTGACGCTCACAGCCACCACCACGGACTTTGCCACCGTTGGCGAAGCCAAGCGTACTACGAATACGCTCACCGACCGAGCGGGTATCAGTTCCGGTGGTGCTAGACCGAGCGCTCTCGCGCATAGCTTTCATGCGTTCTGAGATAGAGCGGTTGTCCGTCGAGGTAGCGGAGCCCTTGCGCTCAGAGCCACCCATGCGTTCAGTCACAGAGCGATCATCTGTGCTCGTCCCACCCATACGGGCACGCTCACGTGCAGCCTTGGCACGCTCGGACACAGACTTGGTCTCATCGTCCTTCGGAGCCCGCTTACCCGTGACTTCAACTCGCTGAGGTGAAGGCGATTCAGCACGTTGCCCACGCATCGCGCCACCAGGGGTTCCACCCGGGGGTTTGGCCTTGGGCTTGGCCTTAGGCTTCTCAGCGGCAGGTTCAGGTTCCGACAAGGCACCGTAGCCACCAGAGCCTTCTTCCATCTCGGTGGTCTCGCCACCATCAGCGAACTTGCGTCGTTTCATTTCATGCTCCTTAGCACTTGCCGCCGCCCATCATCTTCACGATCTTGCCCTTGGTCTTGCCCTTGGACTCGATGCCGCCGCCCTTGGCGTAGCCCTTGGCTTCCTTCATTTCTTCCTTCACCATCTTCTTGGGCAGCCCAGCTTTTTTCATAGCGGCTGCATGGCGCATTTCCATCTTGGCGTCTTTCTTCATGATGCCTCCTTCGGCATGTGCTTTGGGACCAACAAACTTCTTCGCTACGCTCGGCGGGACATCGGTCTTGCCTGCAAGTGAAGCATACATAAACCTGCGCTGAGCATCGGACTTAACTGGCATTACACAAACTTTCCGCGAGTCTTACCGCGTTGTGCGCAGCCGTCAATCTTTCGGACTTTACCGCCTTTCTTGAAGGCGCTGGCGCTGTTATCCGTTTCATCGTCTTCGGTATCAGGCATCTGCTCACCTGATTTTCCAACTCTGCCGCCGGGTTTAATTGACCCAGACATAACGCCTTTTGCTGTATCAAGCATGCGGTCTTTAATCTCACCGGTCAAGATACCAACAGGATTGCGCATCCTACCTAGTGTGCCTTCTGGCAAACCTGAAGACCTTTCGGCGGCATCTTTTGCTTTACCCAGCAAGTAGGACGCTGCCATTCCAGCAAGAGGTCCAGCCATATTAGCCTCCAGAGTTCTTATGCGCCGCTACCAAGCGGTCCAGCTTAGTATCCAGACGGTCAAGGCGATCCAGAACACGGTTAATATCGGCATGGACTTCCGCCTTTGTGACGTATTCCTTGGCAACTTCTTCCCGCGTTTTGTTCAGCAGGATGCCAAGTCGGTTGATTTCTTTTGCCTTCTCAGCCAAGACCCACCCCAGCAGAGCAAGGAAGACCGTAAGAAGCGTGTTCCATACAAGCGCGTCCATTCCAACTCCACCCTACCACTTAACTTTATCTGCCCAGTAGGCTGCGGACATCTTGCCTTTAGCGATGTTAGCACTGTGCCGCGCTTTGAAGGAAGCGCGTTTTGTCTTCATGCGCTCGGACTCACCAGCCTTGGGTTTGCCTGCCGTTGAAGCGCCCTGCTCCCCAAACCGAATGATTTTCTCTTTGCCGCCAGCACAGGCTTTGACCGCGTGGGACTTTTTGGGGTGCCCAGGCGTGGCGCGTGGCGCATTGCAGGCCATCTTGGATTTATTGAGCGGAGCGGTAGCCATATCACGCCCACACGCGAAGGGGAACTGTGGGGGAAGGAGACACCACATGAGTGTCCAGCACAGGCGCTAACCCGATATTCCTGACGTTGGCGTAGAAGCCCGGATACGGCACAGGCACGTAATCCTTTGGCACCGGATCAGGCGCAGGCTCGTAGATCGTGCCGATCATGTCCACCGCAGTGAACTTCGGCGTCAGCATCACGTTGCCTTCGTCGTCCGTTACTGAGTCGTACAGGACTGCAATAGCCTCATCCTCATCAGCGAAAACAAGCATGTAGTCATTGAACATGGTGGCCCCTATCAGGCGGTGATGGCTTGGAGTTCAGCGTTGCTGAGTCGGCGCGGGTAGTAGGTGATGCGGCGGAGGTGGCCGTTGAGGGGCCCTGGATTTGATCCAAATCCGCCAATTCTCAGTACAGACACACTACTTGGCACACTTCCAGACACATCGGTAGCAACAGTTCCTCCGTTAACAACAGCAGCAAAATCATTTGCTTTGTATGCGATAGCTACTGAACCACCAGAAGAAACACTTGGTAACGAAGTCAAATTAGCCTGCGAAGCACCACCAGAAACAACACCTGCAGCGGTTGTAGATAATCCAGAAATTAGAATCCAGTTACTAGCAGTCGGATTGTCTGTGATTGAAGCTAACGCAGAAGAAATAGGGCCTACTGAGAACCCCGAGACGCTTGCATACAACGTCCCCTCAGTCGCGTTGTACCAAGGGCTCAGCGTATTCACTGAAGCCACATCGGCACTGCGCGTCACCTGACTCGCTACCGTGGGGATGTAGGAGGTGGCGAAGGCTCCCAATTCGACCTGCGCTCCCCAGGCAAAAATGCCGCTAGTGCCATCGCCAGCTACGCCAGAACTTCTGGTCAAAGTTCCGTCAGACATCCACACACTCCCATACGAAGTGGCCGCTGCCAGCGTGGAAGTTAAAGTACACCTATACCAACCGTTGCCTTGATTTGAAATTGTTGCCGACGTGTATACACCGCCAGTAACTGTGCCAGTTGAAAGATTAAAAACAGCGTAGTCAGTGGCGTTAAGGGAAGAGGACCAAACTAATTTGACATAGTTAAAACCTGCCGCTTTCGCGTAAACAGAAATTGTGTAAGCCGCTGCCGTTCCTGTAAAGTTTGGCGTTCTTGGGCCATAGCTTGTTGCTACCGTAGAAACAATTTTGTCTGCATTAACGGTGCCATCTGGCGATGTAGTTGCATCTGGGGAAATTGTTACTGCAGAGGCTGTAAGTGACCATGCGGCGTTATCAAGCTGTTCCGAGTACGTCAGCAAATTCACCCGCTGCTCCTCAATCAGCAGCCCCTTGGCTGCGAGAGTCACAGGGTCGTAGTCGAACCGAGGCGTGTTGGTCGTGGCGCTCTGAATGAGGCCGTTGCTGCCCGTGAACGTGGCGCTGGACGCTCGGGTGAAGGTGATGATGTCGCCGAAGGTTTTGGATACGAGGCCCACGTTGGTCTCCCAAATGGTGTAGTCAGCCGCTACTTGATACTGCGGTGCGATAAAGTTGGTGTTCAGCGTGTACCCGTTAGGGTCGCCCGTGTCTGTCACCGTACCTGCAAACGACAAGTCAAGCGTCGGTCCAAGCTGACCAAACGGGTTGTTCCCGCCCCCACCGTACTGTGCAAGAGCAGGCAGCGAGAACCCAAAACCCACAGACATCAGAAGATCCTGACCATGTTGGTAGCAGCCGTGCCCGTTGCCCAGACACGGATCACCTGAACCGGCAACACCGTACCCCCAGGCACCGCAGTGAACACCACATCAGTCCCCTGAGCAGTGGTTACCTTCACGTTGCCCGCCGTGCCAACCCAAATGATGGACGGTTCGCGCAGGTTGTTGGTGTCACTGGGCGTGACAGCAGCCGCGTCCCCGGGGTACATAGGGAACGTCGGGCTGTAATTGGTCTTAGCCATGAAGCCTCCAAAAGGCTAGCCCCGCCGAAGCGGGGCCGGGATCAGTTCTGGAACGTGGTCGGCACTTGTGCGCCGTTGTCAGCACGCTGCTGATACACAACCGTGATTGCGATCTGCCCAGAAGTCGGATTGCCCGTCGTGGCGGTGAACGTAGCCGTAACCGGCACATCCAGAGTGCCAATGTTGTCCAACGCTGCAACCTTGCTGGAGATTGCCGTGTCCACGGTAGCCTGAGTTACACGCGCTACAGCCGTGCCCGTGTTGAACGATGCAGCAAACTCAGCAGCGGAGCCTGCCTTGCCAATAGTCACGCCGACCTGGGACACAGAGTTGCCAGCAACGGTCACCAGCACTTCAGGCACGAAGTTCAGGATCTTGGAGCCAGCGGGCAGCGTGAACAGCGTCTGCGCAGCAGCGCCAGTGGTCAGAGCCACGCCAGAGACGTTGACGTAGGCCGTGCGAGACAGCGTGATCAGACCAGTGTTTTCAGCAGCGCCGTAGCGTTGGGTGCCCGAGCGTACCGGGCCGGAGAGGGTGGAGAAACCCATGATATTTCCTCAAATCTGCGCCCGTCGTCTCTGAGGAGAAGTCTGCCGAGTCAGTCGGCGGGCTGTGGTGAAGCTCGGTTTGTAAGAGGGTAGCACAGGGGCAGGGCGGGGTCAAGCAAATCCAGCCTTTCTACAAGCAACACACGATCCCTTCGTCAGACGCGGGCTGATGTGCCCGTGGGTGCAGGGCAATCCAGTGAAGTACTCCTTGGCTCCTTCACCTTTTGCCTGCTGCCGCGTGCGGGGCAGGTACTTGAACTCTTCAGGGATCTCAACCGGCGCAGGCGCGGGCGCATCTGCGTAGCAGAACAGCCATCCGGCCAGTCTGCCCTTGGCAATTGGCTTCTGAGCCTTCATGGCCCGAACCAGCATGGGATACGCAACACCAAGCTCTTCACCAGCTAGGGCAGTGCCAGCAAAGTTTCTGCGGGTTCCGTCTGGCAGGATGGCGTAGATAGGACGGCGCAGCTTGGTCTTAGCCTCTTCAGTGTGCTCACGCCCCTTCCAGTGGCTGTAATGGCCTGCAGCGGCAGCGGCCTGGATCTTGGCTTTGCCGGCTTCTGAGACTTTACGACCCGGGGCTTTTGGTTTGCCACGCTGTGCGTCACCAATTTTTTGGCGTACTTCTTCGCTGACTGTTTGGCCGTAGCGGTAGTGCGCTTCGCCTCCGTGTTTGCCTTTACGATTTACGCTTATACGCTGTTTTGTTTCGTCTGTTAGCTTAATGCCTGTGCGCATCCCGACAGCGTCTGTATTTACGTTGTAGCAATCCTCTTGACCTACAACCTTATGTAGGTATGTGTTCTCAATGTCAAAAGCACTTCTGTCGGGCGCAACCTCTTCGATGACCTCAAACACAAACATCTCTTCACCGTATTTATTCCATGCGGCTTGTAGGCGCGGGTTCTTATGCGTGTTGCGTTTCAAGTCGTACTTGTGTTGCCACTCTCTGCGGGCAAAACTCTCGGCGCTGCCGATGTAGAACTTGCCGTTTGCCATGTTGGTGATGCGATAGATGACAGCCATGCGGGCCTCCTTGATTGGTACAGATCGATACTAACCTATTGAACGATGGAGGTCAAGCCTTCTTTGGTTTTGTAACGCTACAGACGTAAAAAAGAGCCCCGAAGGGCTCTTTTGTAGGGGTAAACCCTTAGGCTCCGGGACTTCCGAAGGCACCGAGTGGGTCCGAGACCCCAAACGAATATCGCTCTCGGCTCTTGTAGCGGTTGTTACCGGTGTCAAAGTCAGCGTCCATAGACGTAGACAGCGGCACACGAACAAAGTGCTTCAGACCGTTGGGCACATCAGTCTTCAAGAACCAAGCATTGGTGTCGGTCAAGAAGTGGTTGATGGTGTAGCCTTCGGGAATGCTGCCGTTGTTCTTCAGCGCGTTGATGTCGTTGTCGGTGGTGCCGACACGCAGCGACGTTTCCAGCAGTCGGGTTGCGACGAACTGGAGGGCCGGAGGAACGATCAGCTTGCGGGGCTTGGCAGCAATCAGCAGACCACGCTCGTCCGTCCACGCAGCGATCTGGATCACAGCCGCTTCGAGGGAGGTTTCGTTCAGGTCTGCAGCCGTCGCGGGACGGTTGCTGTTGGTGCCACCGGAGACCAGCGGGTGAGCGGTCGAGAACAGAGACTGACCGTCGCCGTAGACCACGCCAGCGGAGAAGCCGTTGTTCAGGATCGCCGCAGCCTTGACCTGCTTGGTGTAGGCCATAGCGCGAGCCAGGGCCTTGGTGTACCGAGCGGACAGGCTGTCGTACAGGTTGTCTTCCATCGCCTCTTCGGTGATGGAAAAGCCCATAGCGATGGTCTCGTGGTTGTAACGAGCGGTCCAGGCTTCCTGCGCGTTGTCATACGCGACGGCTGCACCTTCGTTCTTCACCGGAGCTGCGGAGAAACCAGAGAGCTTGGTTTCCTCTTCGAACGAACGCTCGGAGGTCTCCGTCTCGTAGATCTCCTTGTGCTCTTCGCCGTAGCGCTTGTACTCCATGCCGAACAGGGCGTTCAGACCGGGCAGGAGTTCCTTCAGTAGTTGGGCACGTGAAATTGCCATTTTGAGTTACTCCTTAAGCAACGTAGTAGCGGTGAGCGCCGAAGGTGATCTTGACGAGCACTTCTTGGCTTTGCACCAGGGCCAACGAACCGGAAGCAGTGGTGCTTGCAGCCATCGTCAGGGTCTGAGCGGTAGCGGAGGAAACCGTAACAGCGGTGCTGACAACGCCAACCCACTGCAACTGGCCCGTAGCCGCCACCAACTGGTACATATCCGTACCAACCGGAATCACCTGACCAATGGTCAGACCGGACACAACGATGGACGTTGAGCCAGTGCCGCTGACGTAGGTGCAACCCGTGGTGACCTGCGTATCAGGCACGAGGCCCAGCACGCGGAAGTTACCAGCCGAGGTCGTAGCCGCAACCACACCGCCAGCAGAGTTGCCAGTCGCAGCAGAGCCAGTGGTGGTGTTACCCGCCATGTTCTGACCGACCAGAAGCTGCGATGCCGAAGCAATGGTAGCCGTACCAGCAGCAGTCACCACAGCAGCCTTGAAGACCGTATCCGGGTCGTCGCAGATGATGGCTTCGATGTCCCCGGCCAGGATGTTGCCCGGGTAGTACTGGGAGAACCGCTTCTGCTTGGTCACCGGATCGGTGTACGAGCAGCCCAAGAACACACCAACCGCAGCGTTACCTGCAATGGTGTTGGCCAGGATGGTGACAAAACCGCTCGAAAGCTGGACAAAGTCACCGTAGTAAATGGCAGTGCCGTAGTTGTAGGCAATCGAGTATTCTCGGGTAGAACCTGAGAATACCTGACCACCAATGAGGTTTACGGGTTTGAAGCCGTAAGGTGCATCAATCGTGGGATATCCCATCTGAAACTCCTTGGATTAAGAACCGCGTCCGAACGAGACCTCAGAGCGGCGCTCCTTGAACAGAGGCATCCGGGGGTCGTTCTCGCGCATGAAGTTGTTGTCCACTGACTGCATCTGACCATCAGCTTGACGCTGGTAGTACGCGTTGCGCTGTTCAGTGAACTCCTTTGGGGTTTTGCAAAGCAGCAGCCCACCGACTTCAATGCTGTCCGGGAAGCGACCTGAGCCACCTCCTCCCAGTTGAATCTCGGGATGTTCGCTTGCTTTCACGGGCTCCCAGCCCTCGCGGAGCTTTGAGGACACATTCATCGGGTCATTGGTCCCGAGCGTGCTGATGCGAATCCAACGAAAAGCATACCCTTCTTCCGGGTTCGGATCGGGCAGGAGTTGAGGAGGCATCCATTGCTTGGGCCGTTCAGCCTTCGCTCGGGTGTCAAACTCACGGGGGATACGTTCAGCCATTTTGTTTCCTCATTTCTTCCGCAACCGCACGGGCGTACTGCTCATTCGTCAGTCCCAGCCGCTTGGCGATTTGAACTTGTGATTGCGTCAACACGATCTTTTTGGGCGCTGTGCTACGCGTGGCGGGAGCTACAACTGCTGCTTTCTTGACCGGCTTTTCCGAGGTGAACGCATCTGGAAAAGTTTGACGGATCTCGTTGTTGATCCGTTGGTAATACTCGTCGCTTGTTGGGTCTACTCCGTTCGTTACAAGTTCTTTGTCAATCTCTAGCGCTACTGCCCTCATCCTGTTGTTCGTTTCAAACCACGGATTGGCTTTTAACCACGCACGGGCTTTGTCGTCTACAGGAGGCGGCGCAACGCTTGGAGCGGGTTGTACCACAGGTTCCGCAGGCTTTGCAACAGGCGTCGTGGGTTGTGGTTTGAAATTGTTGACGCGCTCTGCCTTGATCTTGGCGGTAGTCAACTCTTCCTGTGCGGCAATGAATGCCTCAGTATCACCAGCCTCATGCGCTGCCTTGAGCTTTTGCTTAGCAGTGTCAATCTCGTTTTGGACTACCTTCTTGGCCTGTTCAAGCAGGGCCTGTTGCCCTTGACCCAAACTACCCTGGAGACGTTTGTTCTCCTCTACGAGATTCTGGGCCAGCTTCAGCGCCTCTTCCCGTTCGCGCAGGGCGGCTTCCTTGGCTCGACGCTCCTCGTGATACCCCTTGGAGAAGTGCTGGATGCGCTTCTTCACCCCATCGGAATACTGTGCAAGCTCATCATCAGTGACTTCCGCAGGGGCTTCCTTCATGGGTTTGCGCCCACGGTCCTCCTCGGGAGTGTCATCAACGACTTCGATTTCGGTGCTGCCTTCGCCTTCAATCTCTACTTGAAGTTCCTCAGGCTTTTCCGCTGCAATTTCGTCGGGGAACTTGAAATCTGACATATCAGCGTCCTCCCTTCTGGATGCCACGAGGATCTTGGACAACCGCTTCAACGCTGTCGTCGTTAATGATCCGCCACTCCGTACCATGAATCTTCAGGCGCGTACCCGTATTCGGTCGGACCAAGACGAAATCGCCTACCTTGCATGAAGGCCCACTGGGAAAACGCAGCGGATCTTTGTAGCAATCAGGGCCCATCTTGGCGACAAACAGCACCGGGCTCATCACCTCTTCGAAGTGCATGGTCTGACCAGACTTGATCAGCCCACTTTCGTACTCTTCTTCCGCCTTAGGCAACATACAGAGCAGGTGGTAGGTCGCAGGATCAGGCACCTGACGGGCCTTTTCTGCGTCAGTCTCGGGCAATACCGTGGTGTTTGCGCCGTCACTCAGGAGGATTTCACTCATCGTCGTTTTCCATCTTTCGCACAAGGTCGGTTATGAAGGCATGAGCACGTGAAAGACCCTGGATTTCACCCGTCATGAACTTGTACTCGGCGTAGTCTTTTGCCGAGCCTGAGATAAGCGCCTGTGCGATGGATTCACGGCGCTCCTCAATTTCTTTAATAACCACGTCGAACGCAGTGGTCGCCATTTATTACTCCTTTGCAGGCGCAGCGGTTTGCGCCTTCATTTGCTGTTGCACCGCTTGTTGTCGCATCTTCATCTGTTGCTGCTGAGCCTGATGGTTCAGCTTTTGACGATGTGTTTGCTCCTTCTGCTGCAACTCCTGCTGCGCCCTCATGGCCTTCAGCCGGGGGTCTTCGCCTTGATTCTTCTGGGCTTCAAGCTGCAAACGCTGCGCCTCAAGCTGCAGCTTCTGCTGTGCAATCTGGAAGTCCATCTGGTCGTTCTGGGCCTTGCGTTGCACCTCGGCCTGCTTCAACTGAAGCTCCACCTGCTGCATCTGCAGGACGGGGTCCTGCGCCTGCTGTTGAGCCTGCATCTGTGCAGCCATCGCTTGGTTCTGCACCATCGTGCGTTGTGCAGCGGCAGCAATCAGCGGAGCCAGGGCCTTCTCGTCCTCAGGCGCAATCGGCGCGTTGTCCTCCTCATCCAGCGTGGGCAACGGCACACCCAAGGCCATCTCGACCTGAGCCCGGTATGCGAACGCAGCGTGCTCTGCAATGTGCGCCATGAGTGCGGCCATCATCTGCTGCGCCATCGGGTTCTGGCCCAGCGTAGCCATGATCTTGGGGTCCTGCATGAACGCTTGGTGCGTCATGAGGTGTGCCTCATGGTCTTGGTACGCAAACGCCTTGACCGGCTTGCCCCGCAGCACGTTCATGTTCTCCGTCACGGGGTCCTGGGGCTTCTGATCCTCAGGGATAGCCACCAGCCGCTCAGCGTTCTTGATACCCAGCACCTCCAGCATCTGGCGATGCAACTGAGGCAGGTCGTAGATCTGTGGGGCACCTTGAGCCAACTGCAGTGCGGCTTGGTACTGCATGATCCGCTGCGCCATCGTGGCGGCGTTGGGATCACTGACCGGGATCACTTCCACGAGATCGTAGTCAGACTGCTTGACCGACCTGTCACCGCCTTCAGGCGTGTAGGAATAGTCTGCGGGAAGGAAGTCACGGATGATGCCCTTGAGGAGCTTGAACTCCATCCTCAGGCTGGCGTGCACGCGTGCCTGCACTGCACTCATTGTCTTGAGCTGCCGCTCCAGAATCGCCAGCGTGGTGCCCACCGGGGCCTGTGCGCTCATGTCGCTGACCTTCAGATCCGCGATGGCAGCAAGGCGACGACCTTCCTCCGTGATGCGCTCCAGCAGCGCGGCAAGGACCTGACTGGGCTCCTTGTACGGCAGGGGCATGATGTTGTCCCTGACCGACCCGCTGGGGATGTCTACGTCCCTGAACTCACCCGGGGCGATGGGTGTGTCGTCACCCTTGATCCGCAGGCCACGGCTCTTCAGGCCACCGGGCAGGTTGGACAGGGTTCCAGCGTCAACGAGTTGGCGAATGATGGAAGTGCCAGCGCGAGCATAACCACCAATAAGGTGGATATAACCCAAGCCATAAGCGCCAAAACCAGGGATATAGGTGTATTGAACGAAGTGTTGTCGCTTGAGTTTTCGCTCGTCTGATTCTTCCCAGTTTCGTCGGATTGCCAGAACCGTTTGAGTGCCTCTTTCAACCGTGACCACATACGGCAAAGGAACATCATCTTCGTAACCCGGCAGGTCCCAATCAACGTGGATCTCCAGCACCTGATACCGATCATCATCGGTCAGCGTGTACCCTTGTTCTTCAGCCTTTTTCTTCTCGATGTCGGTAAAGAACCTGACAGGTTCACCCAGTTCTACGTCCTTGTAGAAGCCTGCTACCTGCAGTTTCTTAAGCTCGTTCTCCGTCTTGCGCATGATATGCGTCACGCGCTCTGCGGTGTACACGTTCGATGCCCCGTAGGGCATGATCAGATCTTCAGCCGGTACGAATGGAGCAGCAGGCAGCTCAGTGCTGGGGTTCGGGTAGATCTTCTTGAACGCCGCGCCCGCAAGGCCCAGGGAGTACAGCATCCGCTCATGCTCTGAGCGGTAGTCAATCATCTTCTCGGTAAGCATGTAGTTCATGTCGTCGCGGACACGTTCTGCAGCTTCTTCCTTCAGACGATCAATGGCACCGATGATCTGCGTCTTGACCGGACCTTGGGCAGGGAAGGTCTCGGTGATCATTTCTGACTGGAACCTGATGGCAGCTTCCGTCAGCAGGGGGCTGTACACGCCGCAGGCACCGTTCCACGGCTCTGTGCGCTCCTCGTACTTCATCCCAAGGACTTCCAAGCCCTTGACGAACATCTCCGTCCAGTCTTTGCGACTGTTGATGTCTGCATCCACCAAGGAGACAAGCTCTGAGGCCAGCGTCTGAAGCTCGCCGTCGTCCATGTACTCGGCAAGGTTCGCGTCGAACTCCTCTGCTAGCAGGGGCTCCGGCATGAGGTCAATCTCCACACCGTCAATGCCGATCTTCACGTCATCGGGGTTCTCAATCTCAATCTCGATGGCAGGCTCATCGCCCATCATCAGGGGGTCCAGGGGCATGAGGGCTTGGTCGATGTTCGTTGCCATAGCGTTCTTTCAGTCAGTAATACGCCGCTCTGCGTGAGCGGTTGAGGTATTCAGGGTCCCGGTAATCCGTTGGCAGTCTGATGAATCCGCCCTGCCGGTATCTCGCCAGCACCATTGATAGGCAGTCCACCATGTCGTCATGCGACCCGTAGGGGAACGCAACAGATTGCTCGATCACTTCCTCGGCCCAACGGCGTCCTTCAGGATACCAGACCATCCCTGAGCGCAGGATGTCAGCCACGGCGTTCAGACGTGCAACTTTGTCCCCGGTGCCCCGGTGCGGCGTGAACTCCTGCACGGGTATGCCCATGCGCCGAAGCTCCTGAAACAGTGGCGTGCCGCTGGACTTCTTTTCCACGATGAACGCATCGGGGTCCCAGTCCTTCCACTCCCGAACCGCAAGATCCTTCAACTCGGGGAACTCCACCCGCACGTTGATCGCGTTCAACAAGATGATGTGCGACGCACCATCTGTCAGGTCATCGTCACTGAATACACCGAAGGTCAGCAGGGCTGTGAAGTCAGAGCGATTATTCTTTTCCGCCGCTGCGTCCAACGCCATGATGATGTATTCACAGGGGGGTGGGTCGTCTTTTTTCCACGACTGCCACCAATCGCGCTGGATGATTGCACCTTGCTCCCCAGTGGGGTTCTGCATGTACTGCGCGTTCCACTGGAACGCAGGCATCGATGCTTTGGTGCGCTCAAGCGCTTCTAGGTCGAACTTCTCAGGCCAGAGCGCTTTTTCAACGGCCTTTTCACCCTCATCAGTGGGCGTTTTCACCGTCATGATGGCAGGGAATTCGAACACTTCGTACTGGTCTGCCTTGGGATTGTTAGCACCATCCTTTATCAGGTGCCCAATCAGGTCATCTTGGTGCCAACGAGTGTGAATTACTGCAATCCGACCGCCTGACATCAGACGTGTACGTGCACCAAAGGCAAACCACTGGTAGGTTTTCTCAAGTTCCTCGAAATTACCCGCCAAAAGGTCCTGTTCTGAGTGAGGATCGTCCACCAATAGCAGGTCAGCACCTCGTCCAGCCAGTGCGGCACCTACACCAGTGGCGAAATACTCACCTCCGTGGTTCGTAGACCATCTACCAGCGCTTTTTGAGTCAGCAGCGAGGGTGATTCCAGGAAAAATTGACGTGTATCGTGGGTCTGCGATGATATTTCGCACTTTTCGACCGAAATCGACGGCCAAATCGCCCGTATGGGAGACCATTAGCACCTTTTTCCCGGGAAATTTACCCAAAAACCATGCAGGAAATAGCGTACTGACTAGGTGTGACTTACCGTGCCGGGGTGGGATAGATACGGCAATACGGTCTTTGTGTCCGAAAGCGATCTGGGTCAGCAGTTCAGCCAGCTTTTTGTGGTGAGGCGCTACGACGTAGGTCGAGTCCATGTGCTTGCAGAACTCAAGCAGGTTGTCTTGGCAGAGTTTGGCCTGCCTTCTGCGCTCAAGCTCATCGATGATGACCGCGATCTGGCTCTGTTCCTCAGGGCTGAACTGGCTGATGTTGGCAGCCAGGGCCTCGATCTCAGTTTCGGTGAGAAGCTGCACAGTCAGGAACCAGCCAGCATGGCTTTGGCACTGATGGGTGCGTCGAGCTTGATCGGCGGAGCGATGATCTTGGCATCCTCGGCACCTGACACGTCCATCAGCTTGCGCAGCTTGTCTCGCAGGGAGGTCTCTAGCTCCACGGTGCTGCGGTTGTTGACGGTGATCTCAGTGCGCTCAGTGAACAGCCCCACGTCGCTGACCTTGCCAAGCAGTTCCAGGGCACGCATGCGGATGCGTGCATCGACGTTTTCGGTCTCTACGATCAGCTTGTTCGTGACGAAGTGTCGCAGGCGCTTGGCATCCTTCACCACCTCCATGTCGTAGGCAGTCAGGATTCTTTCTACGAATAGTGCACTGGCAGGGGTGCTGATGGCTGCGTTGACCTCCTCAGAGGGCACTTCCTTGCCTTGGGCCGTTCGACGCAGCGCGTTGTGCGTGATGGCTTGGACGAACTCCATGTCCTCGGGTTCGTCTTTGTATCCCACGATGTCCAGCAGGTTGGCTGCGTTCACAGCGGCACGTGCCTTGGCTTTGATTTCTGCGTAGCAGAGCTTGGCAGACTGGGAGCCAGACTTCGTCGGCAGCGGGACGTACTCGTCAGCAGGGCATTCAATCATGGCAGCACGAAGCAGATCTTCGGTGCGCCAAATGTAACGTGAAAAATTTGCGCATGCAAGGGGAGGTAGGAATCCTACCCGGGGGGTGTTTCTATATTGGCAGGGGGTGGGGTCCGCTGGCGGAGAATTGTTTTTTATTGTGGGGTGCTTATCGTAATGTTTATTTGTTGTTGTGCCTTGTGGTGGTCGTCGTTTATGCGAAACACAGCGCGAAGCGCGGCGGCGGAGTCCCAACGCATACAAGGGGGGTCCGGTGTGGGTGGGTCGCGGATTATACGCGTATAAAAACACGGCTTTCCCTATGGTGTAGGCAGCAGTAAGACCTACGCAACCAACCCGATAGAGGTTTACCATGTTTGATCTTTCCAACATTACTCTCGCATTCGTTCAATCCCACGATGCTGCAATGTCATTCGACG